TCGCGGTCCGCACGCAGCGCGTAGAACCCGCAGGCGGCAACGGCTACCTTTATCAATGCACTACCGCAGGCACAACCGCCACGCCGCCGCACTTTCTCACCACCGTGGGCGCAACCATAGCCGATGGCACAGCCGTGTGGACGTGCCTAGGCAAACGCCACGCCCCCAGCGAAATCAAACTCGCCCTATCAAAAGCAGGGCTAGACAGCGCAACCGCAGGCGGCGCGTTATCGCTGGGCGCAGAACTCAAAGGCGGCGCAGCCGTGGCTATTTATGTGCGCATCACTTCCGCCGTAAACGACCTATACAACGCAGGACAGACCCCGCAACTCGCCATCAGCATCAACGAATGCGCTATTGGGGCAGCCTGAAAAGGATAAAACATGGAAATCCGCTATTTAACCCCCACCCACAATGCCCAAGCAGGCGGCATTCAAGACATCAACGAAGCCCAAGCCAACGTGTTAATTTTGCTTAAAATCGCAGAAAAATACGCTGAAGAGCCGCAAAAAACCAGCAAAATCCCCCATAAAACCACCACCAAAGGCTAAACCATGGGATTCTTTCGCCGTCTATTTACCGCCAAATCCATGCAAAGCGTCCCTGTGCATGGTTGGGTGCGCGCATCCAGCGTAGGCTTTCAGGAATTTCTGCCGCGCGTTAGCCAAGACAGCATCCACAGCTTTTTTGCCGTGTTTTCTTGCGTGTCTAAAATCGCCCACGACATCAGCAAGCTGCCGTTATTAACCAAAGTCAAAAAAAACGGCATCTGGGCAGAGCAAGACATCCCAGTCCCTTATCTCAAACGCCCCAACCCCTATCAAACCTTGCAGCAGTTTTTTGAGTGCTGGCTCGCCAGCAAGCTGCTCAACGGCAATGCTTACATCTACAAACAGCGCGACATCAAGGGCAAGATAACCGAGCTATATGTGCTCAATGCCGACCTTGTGCAACCAATGATAGATGAGACAGGCGCGGTTTGGTATCAAGTGGGCGGCGATAAATTGGCAAACATCCAATACACCGCCCTTTTTGCCGCTGAAGACATCATCCACGACCGCTGGAATTGCTTTTACCATCCGCTGGTGGGGCTGCCGCCCATCATGGCGTGCAACATCGCGGCGGGGAATGGTTTAGCCATCCAAGAGAGCAGCCGCAGCTTTTTCACCAACCGCGCCCTGCCCAGCGGTATTTTGACCGCCCCTGGGCATATTGACCGCGAAAAAGCTCAAAACCTTGCCCAAGCATGGAACGAAGCCTACAGCAACGGCAAAATCGGCAAAACCGCCGTGCTGGGCGATGGCATGAGCTATCAGCAGCTTACTGTGAACGCGGTGGATAGCCAGTTGATTGAGCAACTGCGCTTGTCGGCAGAAATCGTGTGCAGCGCGTTTCACATGCCCGCCTTTTTGATTGGCTTTGGCAGTTTGCCCGCAGGCATGAAAGTGTCCGATTTAAACGAACTATATTATTCAGGCTGCCTGCAAAGTCTCATTGAAGCCATAGAAGCCCTATTGAGCAACGAGCTAGGCAATGCTAAGGCTGAATTTGATTTGCACAGCCTAATCCGCATGGATGCACAAAGCCAAATGCAAGTGCTTGCCGATGGCGTCAAAGCCAGCGTATTAACCATCAACGAAGCCCGCAGCAAACAAGGCTTACCTGCTGTGGCGGGCGGCGACACGCCCTATATGCAACAGCAAAATTACAGCCTTGCCGCACTCGCCAAACGCGATGCACAAAACAATCCGTTTGATAATCGGCAGCCTGAAAATACGGAATAAGTTTCAGAATTCAACAAAACGCGAACCCCCAACAAGGCGGCAATCTTGTTGGGGGTTCTGTATTCAAACCTTAATGCAGCTAAGGATTTAAATATGAAAGATATTCTAGCAGAGTTTGCAAATATACTCAAAGCAGTAGGAGAACAGCCCATGTTGGAATTAACGAAAAATTGGTGGATTAAATTGTGCGTTGGCATCGCCATTTTAGCCCTAACCATTTTGCCCTATTTGCCCGAAATCATCCGCGCCATTCGCGGGCAGTAAAGGAAACCCCATGCCCATCCTAACCCTAAACGAAGTCCGCGCCCATCTGCGCTACGACAGCGACGACAACGATGCCGCCCTGCAAATCATGCTGGATGCTGCCGAGCAGGCGATTAAAACCCATTGCGATGCGGGGCAAGATTTGGCACAGCCTGCCATCAAACAAGCCGCCTTGCTGCTGATAGGCTATTGGGACAACAACCGCAACGCCGAGCAAGGCAACGATTGGTATTTGCCGCAGCCCGTTTTAGCCCTGCTTACTCCCTATCGCACCCCCGTTGCCGTGTAAAGGATGCCCTATGAAAGCCAGCAACCTCACCCAGCGCATCCAAATAGAACGCCCCATTATCCGCCGCGATGACTACGGCGCGCAAATCATAGAATGGCAGCCTGAAAGCAGCGTGTGGGCAAACATTCGCTTCCCCAGCGGCAAAGAATACCAAGCAGGCGGCGTGGACTTGAACAGCGTTGCTGCATCGTTTCGCATCCGCTTAAATCGCCGCATCACGCACGCAATGCGCGTGGTTTTTCGCGGGCAAATCTACGCCATCATTGCCATCTTGCACGACGAGCAAAACCGCGAATACACCGATATAGTCGCCAACTTGCAAGCAGGCGAAGGCAAATAGCGTTAAAAATTCCCATTTTTAAACCTATTTTCTTGATATATCCATCCCATCAACAGGAGCAACACCATGTCTCGCTATGGCAGAAATATGACCGTAAAAGGGCTAGACCAGCTAATCCAGCACCTAGAACATCTGCCCGATGAGATACGCGGCAAAGTGGGCAGAGCCGCCACCGCGCGCGCCGCCGACTTTTTGCGCGATGAAATCGTCAAAAACACCCCGCGCGCCGCCCAGCCCTACCGCGTAACCCTTGGCGATGGCACAGAAATCACGCGCACCCCCGGTGATTTAGCCCGCGCCCTGATTATCAAATACATCCCCATTAACGAGCGCAAACGCAATGCCGCATCCTGCCACAAAATCACCTTCAAACGCGGCGCGGATGTGCATGGCATTGGCTACATTGCCCATTTTTTGGAATACGGCACCTCGCCGCACGAAATCACGCTGAAAAACGGCAACACATGGCAACACCCAGGCACGCAAGCGCAGCCCTTTATCGAGCCAACTTTTAAAGCCAATAAAAAGCAAATTGAGCAAATCATCAAACAAGCGATTCAAGAAGCCGTGAGAAATGCAATATGACCGCCGAACAGCAAATTTATGCCCTGCTATCTCCCTTGTTGGGCGTTTTCCCAGAACATCTGCCCAACAACACGCCGCTGCCCGCGCTGTTTTATCAACGCATCGGCGGGCAAAAACGCAGCACCAATTGCGGCTACGATGAAGAGCCTGAAATCCGCCTAACGCTGTTTGCCCCCTATCCCAAAGAACGCGCCGATTTAGTTGCGCAAATCAAAGCCGTATGCGCGGCAGCAGGCTTGGAGCAAGACAACCTCACCCAATACAGTTTTGATTACGCCACCAAAGCCCATGTAGCAATATGGAGCTATCGCGTGGACGAATAGGCAGCCTGAAAAGGCTATTTTCGCCCCTGATGGGGCTTTTTTTATGGAGTAAAACAATGGCACGAGCTATTAAATTTAACCAAACTCAAATCAAAATCGCGCTAGGCTACGCCACGCAAACGGTTACGCCCAGCAAGATAGAGCGCACCGACCCACGCGCGCCTGTGTTCACATCGGCAAAACATGGCTTGGCAACAGGCGATGTGATTTTTTTAAGCGGCACGGATTATTCCACCGCCAGCGGCTATTTCAGCGTGGCGGTAAGCGATGAAAACACCTTTACCGTTTCGCGCCCTGATTTTTCGCTACTATCCGCCGCCGATTTAGCCAAGCTGGTTTACGCCAAAGCCGAAATGTCGGGCTTGTGCGAAGCCAAAGACATAGACATTACGCCGTTTAGCGTGGACTATGAAACCGTAACCACCAACTGCGACGAAGTCTCGCGCGAAGAGGGCACGGTTAAAGCAGGCGAAGGCAGCATGAATATTTATTGGAGCATGGATAAAGAGCTGCATTTGAAATTGGAAGAAATGGGGCAAAACCAAATCGCCACCTATTTCCAATTTCGCCAGCCCAACGGCAAGCGCGTGCGTGGCTATCAATGCACCGTGTCGGAATTTAGCTATTCAGGCGAAGCGGACGGCAATTATTCGGGCAAAGTGGGCTTTAAGTTCCAAAGCTTGAAGCATGATGTGTTGTTACCTTAATGCAAAACGCCCCCTTGTGGGGCTTTTTTAAAGCGAGAAAATCATGGCGCAAAACCCAACATTGAGCGGCGCGCTTATCCAATGGGCTTTTACTCAATACAACCCGCAATATATGAGTGGCGATTTATTGCAACTTGCCTTTGCCCAACGCCAGCCCATCGCAGGCAGTCTATTGGATTTAGGCTTTGCCCAACAAAGCACGCTGGTTGGCAGCCTGATTGGGTTGGCTTTCAGCCAAAACCGCCCGCTTACAGGCAGCTTGTTGCAATATGGCTTTACCCAACACCATGCCACGCGAAAATTCAAATTCAAAGGCAGCCAAACGCAAGGTTTTGGCGATTTTGATATTGCGGTTTATATCGGCGGCGTGGCGGTTAATATGTGCGAGTTCGCCCAAAGTATGACTATTTCCCACGGCGAAAACGAGAGTTATTTGTGCAGCTTTGTGATTCGTCCACGGCGTGATCGCAAAATACCGCGTGAACTGGATTTGTATCGCTGGTATGCGCAGCCTATTGTGGTGCAAGCCATCAGCGCAAGCGAAACGGTGCAGTTGTATCAAGGAATTGTGGACAGCGTGGACTATGCCATGATGCAAGGCGTGCTAACCATCCAATGCAGCGACAGACGCGAGCAACAAATCAACGCGCTGCCGCACAGCACCATCGCCGCCATTGGCTACACTTCCAAAGCCGCGCATGGCGATAAATTTGACACGCAAAAAGATGAGCTGGATAAGCGCTTGACCACCGTTCCTGCCAGCTTTGAGTTTGATGCTAATGGCACGCCATACTTGACCGCGTGGAAACCCAAAGATGTGCCCGATGTAGTGTTGTCGCCCTGTGTGATTTATTTGCGCGAGCCAAAATTAAGCCTTGCTAGCGTGGGCGGCGTAACCAATGCGGTGGACGTGGAAGTTTCGTTGCAACACACGCGCCTATTGCAGCGCAGCCATATCATCAACATGGATTTGAATATCGGCGTGTGCGAGTATGCCAAATTTGGGCAACTGCCTGATTTGGACGAAATCAACAGCGCAGTCAATGAAACAGGCTGGACGATGTGGGGCTACAACTTGGAGCGCGTAGCGCGCACAGGCTGGTATAACTGCGATGGGCGGCAAATGGCGTGGTATCGCGATGGCAATGCGCGGCAATACGATGGCGATAAGCTGGTGAGCAAAAGTAAACGGTTTAACAGCGATGTGGTGGCAGGCAGCATTGAAGCGATTAAGCGCTGGACGCAAACCATTGCGCAAACCATCAAAATGCGAGTGGAAAACCGCGCTTCCATCAACCGCTATCAGGAAGTGAAGCAGGGTATTAGCTACACAGTGAACGTGGACGCGACAGAAGGGAGGAAAA